CATTCAGCGAAAGCCGTTTGGTCTCCTGGAATTTTAGTCACGGGGTTCGAGATGAACTGGCGCTCCGCAGCATTACGCAAATACTTGGGCATCGGTGTGCGGGATCGTCCAGAATCATAAGGGATGCGATCACTGATATAGCTGTTCACGAAAGGCTTCACACTGGGGTAATAGCAAGCCTCCAGACGGTTAGGCGCGTCGGTAAAGTCGGTGATGAGAACATTGCCCATGGGGTTATCCTCTGTGGGCATCTGACACTTGGTGTTCTTAACACCAGAACCGTACGTCTCCCTGACCATCTTCGACTTGTACAACACGAAGATCACTGCGATGACGGTGGCACCAAGAACAAAAATGCGAGGATCGCGACGGGTTAAATAAAGAACACAACTGACATAGATGACAAAACGAGAAGCAGCGTTCACCCGATCTTCTGGGGTTTGCTCAGAAGTCGGCCAGAATTGGGCAACCTGGTCGGCTCGAGTAAGCTGCTGAGGATCGTCAAACCAAGCCTTCATTTAGTATATGTAGAGGTTTATTTTTTGGGTAGACCACCTAGCATGCTACCCATCATCTTCATGAGCGCATCCTGGTCAAGTTCACCACCATCATTCTCCATCTTGTCAGCACACTCCTTAGCGATGCTCTCAATCATCTTGAGAGTGTCGTCGGGAATAGAAGTGATCGTAGTACCAAGCATATACAGAGTCTGGAGATACTGCCACGTCGCACCCTTCGTGTTAACAGACATACGCTCCCAATACGACTTGATATTGAGATCCTTCAGAAAATCAATCGTCTCAATCTCCTTGAGTAGGAAGGACTCGTCCTTCGCCGAAATCTTCTCTGCGTAAGGAGTCACACCCTTCATGTAAGCATCCACAACGAGGCGTGGATTAGAACTCTTGAGCACGTCAAACGAAGTCATCATCTTCTTGATGCCCTTTTCCTCTGGAAAAGTCTTGTGCAATTCCACAAGAAATTGACCCATCATATCATTGAAAGCAGTGACAGACGCCATTTTCTTATTCTATTGGTTTAATCTTTAAGTTTAGAAAGGTTCGGTGGAAATAGTCTCGCGTTGACCTATACCACCAGAGACTATGAAAAACACTAAAATCGCGTTGAGAGCTGCGGGCTTTGTGTACTTGTTGAGCTCAAGCTTACCTTCGTTGTTCAAGTACGCCTTGAGATGAATGTAACCCGCGGTGATGCCACCCGCAATGAGAGCGGCACTCATTGGGTCGCGTAAATAATCGGAGATCTCCATTTAATTATACCTGGGATTTTTTGTACGCTGCTCTGGTGCATCACCGAAAAGTACATCATCCTCTCCCTGAGGTTCCAATGGTTCCATAGGTTCCATGGGTTCAGGGGCTTGCACACCCGGAACAGTTTTAAACTCATTTTCGAGACCGGTTGGTTGAGGGTCGGGCTCATATACAGGTTCAGGTTCAGCCATTGGTTCAGGCTCACCCATTGGTTCGGGCTCGGGCTCGGGCTCACCCATTGGTTCAGGCTCTGGCTCACCCATTGGTTCATCAAGAACCTCGGGATCGATACCATCTTGAATCTCACCATCGAGAGAAATGTCCCGTGATTCCTGAGACATGTATGTTTGAAGAATTTGCTGTACGGGAATCAACTCCTTCACAGTACTTTCGATGCACGCACAAAAACGCGTGGTGAGTTTTTCATCACGCACGTATTCACTCTGCTCTTCATGGAAAATGTACGGATCCTTGTAAATGTCCTTAGCGATGTTGTTGTAGCAGGTCTGAATGAAAACTTCCTCAGTTGGGAGTTTGAGGGAAATCTTCTTATTATCAGCCTTAAGACGGACGGAAGAGAGAATCTTCGTGCACGCAACGAAAACGGCGGCCAAGAGGTCACTGAACCACGCACAACGACCGGTGATGTTGTCAGAGTGCCTCTTGGACATGGCATTCGACCAGTTGGGCACCTCTTTCAAAATCTTTTGAAACATGATCAAAACCTGCTTTCCCTTGGAGGTTTTCATAGCTTCGTTGTACATTTCTTCGAATACTTCAATCATAGGTGGACACATAATGAGGCAGAGTTGTCCAAGGTACTCCTTTTTCGCCTCGACCATAATACTCAAATTGTCCATTTATCATTAAAGGGGGTTTTAAAATCAACATTTCCTACGCACTCCGCCTGTATTTGTTTGCAATCTTCTTGAGATTCATGAGATTGGGGAAATCTCCCTCCTCTTCTTCCCGTTCAACCTTTTCCTTCTTCTTTTTTGGTTTTACCCATGTGACGTATATGTCGTAGTCGCTGACAAGTTGTACACTAAATCCACCAAGGGCAAATTGTCTCGCTACATATCTCGCCGCAGCTGAACGATCAAACGCTGGATAGCCAATGAGAAATGTTGGTACTGTCATGAAAAGTTGTTTATGTCCAAGTTCCACAGATTGTTTTATCTTGGCAGAAAACTGATCATAAATTTTTCTGTAAATTTCTTTACGGATCTGTTTACGCTTGTCATCTATCTTGACCACATCATCGATGCTCAACATTACAATTACTGCAATTTATTTTTCACCGATTCCAACTCAGTACTAGTGGGCATAGCCACTTCTTTCACAAGTTCGTACTTGACAAATTCCTTACCCTCTGAACCCTCTGTGAAAGGTGTGATATCTTGGGGAGCTTGGACACCGAGGGGTTGCGTCCTCAGTGAGATGATGCGAACTTTACCATTTTCAACCTCATAGGAAGCTACAACAGAGAAACCATACGAAAACCCACCATTCTTCATCGTCATGAACATGCATTCATAGATGTCCTTCTCTTCACCCTTGTAATGCTTGATCGAAGTGGTCTCGATGATATAGGTGCAAAGTCCTGTACGCTTAGAAATTTCCTTGTTTGCAGTGAGAACAAATTCTTCCATCATATCGTTGTCAACCTTGGCTTCAACCTCGGTGTACTTGGAGAGATCTGGTCTGGGGTCATCAAGCTTCACAGATTCCCTGGGCTTGGTGTAGCCTGAGAGACCAAAAGTCTCTGTAAACTTTTCATGGTTGGTCGTCAGGATGAGAACTACCAGGACCAAAACAAATGCAAGTAAATAGTTCATCTTTACTACTATGCGTTAATTTTTTTTTACAAAATACCCTATAGATATTAGATGTCTCTGCTGATATATAGCCCTCGGTGCAAACATTCTATGGATGTGATTGAGTATATCAACAAACACCAACAATTGAAACAACTTGTACACTATCACAACATCAATACTCAGGGTGTACCTGCCAACTACAGGAACAAGATCAACCGTGTCCCGACCATGCTCACTAAAAACGGTAAGATCCTCGTGGGTAGCGAGATCAAGAACTGGCTTGATTCCCTACTCCCTAAGAAGGAAATCGATCATGTGGGTTTCGGTGGTATGGGGTCTTCTTCCATGTCAACCTTAGATGGCAAAGACAACAACTCTAATATGTTTCGTCTCGATGAGTATGGACAATCTCTCCAACCCGCCATGACGAAAGAACTCGAAGAAAAAATCAATCGAGATGTCTCTAAGGGTATGGCGTATACAGATTTAAAGATGTGATGCACCATTACAAGTAGATATGAAACTTGTGACAATCCAAGCTTCTGCTTTTAAGTCAACGTTTGAAGTTCTCAAGGATATTCTCAACGATGTGAACATCTATTTTAAGCCAGATGGTATGTATGTCGTTACCCTGGACACAGCGCGAACATCCCTCGTCGACATGTTTCTTTCTGCAGACAACTTCGAAGAGTATCATTGTGAACAGGAAGAGATTATCGCTGGTATCAACATTTCAAACACCTTCAAACTTCTCAAAACAATTACCAATAACGATGTTCTCTCGATAGAAATCAATTCGAAAGAGTACATGAACATTGAAATCACGAGTGAGTCCAAAAAGACAAGTACATCCTTTCAACTCAAACTTCTTGACATCAATGAAAGTCGTATCGAAGTTCCTGAAGTTGAAATGTCTACAGTGACCACACTCCCATCTGCAGACTTTCAGCGTCTCTGTCGCGACATGTCTAACATTGGAACTGACATCGAGATTAAACGCCTTGGGAAAGAAATCCGATTCAGTTGTCTGGGAGATTTTGCTAATCAAGAAACATCGATCGAAACCCCTGATGAAAGTCCAGAAATTGTGGGTCTCTACAGTTTGAAGTATCTGAATATCTTTACAAAGGCGACGAGTATGTGTGCGTCTGTGCAAATTATTCAAGAAACTGGAAACCGTTTTCTCATTCTAAAATACAACGTTGCCAACTTGGGTGAACTCAAGTTTTACTTGGCGACTAAGGTATCTGAAGATTAGTGGTGAAGTCGTCAAGGGTCGAAAGCGTCTTCTTCATACCTAGGGTATTGGACAGGATGATCTTTGGAAACTTTTCCTTGAGTGTATCCTTGTCATAAAACAAAAAATGTTCGAGTGAAACCTTTTGTCCGTGGAAGTCATTCCGAGGCCCCGAGTACCGTTTCACCTTTTCAGTAATGTCTCGCATTGGCTTATCATCATGGTCAACAATCCAGGCACTACTCAAAGGGATACTGAAGTGCATCGCCGAATCTTCACCCTGACCAGGTCTGAAATTAATGTCGCTTGAAATTGCGATGTATTTCTTACCGTTGAAATAATACTTTACACGAAGGATTGTGTACTTTACATTCTGTGGAATGATCGTGTGACGAAACTTCTTACCCGTCACATTCGTATAGTACTGATCCAAGATTTCATCTTTCCAATCTTTACTTTCTTCCATCCAAAAATCATCCTCAATCAAATAGTCCAAGTCGTGATCTACAGCGTACTCTAACTCCTCGGATATGATAGAGTAGTCCCTAGGTGTGACAAGGTACTTGTAGAAGAAGAAAATACTACTTAAAAGTTTGGTAAGCATTTCTTTATAAGGATGGAAGGCAACTTTTTAAGTAGATATAACAATCGAATAGGAGAATGGAATGAACTTATAAAGAATGATCCTCAAAACAGGGGTAAATATGAATCTGAAATGGCTGAGTACATCATGAAATGTATGCCGTATTTGGATCAACACGTAGAAGATGGTGAGGAGATGTCAAATACGGATAATGTCTTCAATGTCAAAGAAACCGTAGGTCTAAAACGAAAGGATATATTTACAGATTATCTAATCGAGGTTGAAAAGCAAAATATACCCAAACTACAAGAACGTACGATGGAGGTTTGTAAAACATGTCCATATAGTAACATCATACACTTTCATGACACAAGTGATCTCGTGTGTGATGGATGTGGTGTCATAGTCGCAGCACTCATCAGTGAAGAGTTGACCTATAGGGAAGAACAAGAGACTTCTGAAAAAGTTGTAAACTATTCGTACAAGAGAGAGAATCACTTCAACGAATGGCTGTCTCAATTTCAAGCTCAAGAAATGACAAACATCCCTACCGAAGTTATCGAACAATTGAGATCAGAATTGAAAAAGATGAAGATTAAAAAGTTGGAAGACATCACACATGCGAAAATTAGAGGACTCTTGAAAAAGTTGAAACTTAATAAATACTACGAACACGTTCCCTACATCACGAACATCCTAAATGGTATCAAACCTCCGAGTATGCCAGCGGAGTTGGAAGAGTATCTTCGTATCATGTTCAAAGATATTCAAAAACCCTTCGACGACAATTGTCCCAGTGAAAGAAAGAACTTTCTCAGTTATTCATACGTCCTCTACAAGTTTTGTGAACTCTTGGGTGAAGATGAATACCTCCAATACTTCCCACTCCTCAAGTCCAAAGAGAAGCTCTACCAACAAGACGTCATATGGAAAAAGATATGTCACGATTTAAAATGGGAATTTATTCCGACAGTTTAAAGATTTTATGTCTTTAACAATTAATGCAAACCTGTCCAAACTTTGGTGTATGTGGTAAAATGATGAGACCTGGCCTACGAGTGTGCACTTCGTGCTTTTGGAAATTCAAAAATGAACCTCTTCAATTCAGAAACTTTGAGTGTCCAAACTGTCACACACAACGGGAATGTGTCAAGTTTCGCAAGTGTGAACACTTTTTATGCACCGACTGTTTTAGTAGACAAAGAGTGTGCCTGATATGCGAGGGTAAAAAATAATGACAGGTTACAATAAATGAAGGCTAAGGTCATCATCCCCCTCAGCAATTCGGGTATCCTCAGTGCCCATGGCTATGAGGATGTTCGGGAAAAGTCTGAACTCGCGAGGCATCGCGCACTCATGCGGGTCGTCAGGGCTGGTGAACCACCCCTAGGCCTCTTTAGGCGCTTGAATGTTCTCATGATTCTCTTTAAGAATAAAGACCCTAAGTTGTCTAAAATTTTTAAGAAGGATAGAGATTGGGTGCGTGAAAAATTATTATGATACTCATCGATCGCATCGTTCGAATCCTCAAGAAGGACATCTACCTTCCCATGAAGTGTTACGCAAACAAAAGGCAACTCACAAATCCTCGTGACTGCTGCAAGTGTAGAAACTTTTGTCGAAAACCCCCTAGTGGTGGCTCTCCAGTATATGTAAAACTTGAGCCTAAGTATGAACGGAGGTACAACTATACCAAATGAACGACGAGCCAGCTCTCCTTGCCCTCTATGAGTTGGAGTCCAAGGTCCTCCCTCACTTGGGGACGATCAGTCAAGCCGACCCAGCGGTACACCACTGTCTAGAAGAAGCTCGGACTCTACTCCAAAGGGCTCAAGATATTCTTCAAGCGGCGGTTCTAGACCCACAGACACATTACCAGGATTCTCAAAGGTTTTATCATAACCTGGCTCGAGTTCTCCCGATAATGGTACTACTTGAATCCTTCTCACCTCCACCTCCCGCCCCGGGTGAGGTGGATAATTCAC